GATCCGCAGAGGAGACACCCCATGGGTTCCTGGAACGACTTCAACGACGCCCAGTCCAACACCAACCTCATCCCCAAGGGCACGCTGGCCAAGGTGCGCCTGACAATCCGCCCCGGCGGTTTCGACGACGCGTCGCAGGGCTGGACCGGGGGCTATGCTACCCGCGGCTCGACCGGTGCGGTGTACCTCAACGGCGAGTTCACGGTGACCGAGGGCCAGTACGCCCGGCGCAAGATCTTCACGCTGATCGGGCTCTACAGCCCGAAAGGGCCCGATTGGGCCAACATGGGCCGCAGCATGATCCGCGGCATGCTGAATTCGGCGCGGGGGATCTCCGACAAGGACCAGTCCCCGCAGGCGCAGGCGGCGCGGCGGATCAACGGGCTTGGGGATCTGGACGGGATCGAGTTCCTCGCCCGGATCGATGTCGGCACCGATGCCACCGGCGATGACAAGAACGAAATCCGCAGCGCGGTGACGCCGGACCATAGGGATTACGCCCAGCACATGGGGCTCTCGGCGCAGCCCGGATACCACCCGCCCGCGCAACCCGCGCCGCAGCAGCCGTTTCAGCAGCAACCTGCATCGCCGGTGCCAGGTCGTCCCTCCTGGGCGCAGTGAGGGCCTGACCCATGCGCCTTCGCCCCCGTCAAAGCCTGTTCGTGGAGCGCAGCCTCGCTGCGCTCTCCGATCACGGCAACACCCTCAGCATCGCCTCGACGGGCTTCGGCAAGACCATCGCCCTGTCAGCGGTCGTCGCCAAATCCCTCGAGGGCAGTGATGCCAAGGCCTGCATCCTCGCGCATCGCGACGAACTGACCGCGCAGAACCGGGCGAAGTTCGGCCGAGTTGCGCCTGGTATCTCCACCTCGGTGTTCGATGCCGAGACCAAGAGTTGGGCCGGTCGGGCGACCTTCGCCATGGTGCCGACCCTCTCGCGGCCTGCCAATCTGGCGGCGATGCCCGCGCTCGACCTTCTGGTCATCGACGAGGCGCATCACGCCGTGGCCGACAGCTATCGCCGGATCATCGATCATGTCCGGGGTGCCAATCCTGCCTGCCGGATCTTCGGCGTCACCGCCACGCCCAACCGGGGCGACCGCAAGGGTCTGCGCGAGATCTTCGACAATGTCGGCGATCAGGTGCGCCTCAGCGAGTTGATCACTTCCGGCCACCTCGTCCCGCCTCGCACCTTCGTCATCGACGTAGGCGTGCAGGAACAACTGCGTGCCGTGCGCAAGAGCGCCGCCGATTACGACATGACCGAAGTCGCGCAGATCATGAACCGCGCGCCGGTGACGGACGAGGTGGTCCGGCACTGGCAGGAAAAGGCGAGCGAGCGGCCGACCGTGGTCTTCTGTTCCACCGTCGCCCATGCCGAAAACGTCGCCGCCGCCTTCAACGATGCAGGGGTTTCGGCGGCCGTCATCCATGGCGATCTTGATGCCGGCACGCGCCGCCGAATCCTCGCCGCCTATGCCTCGGGCGAAATCCGCGTCATCGTCAACGTGGCCGTGCTGACCGAGGGCTGGGACCATCCGCCCACCTCCTGCGTCGTGCTGCTGCGGCCGAGTTCCTACAAGTCGACCATGATCCAGATGGTCGGACGGGGCCTGCGCACAGTGGATCCCGAGGAACACCCTGGCGTCGTCAAGACTGACTGCATCGTGCTGGATTTCGGGACATCGAGCCTGATTCACGGCACGCTGGAACAGGATGTCGATCTGGACGGCAAAACCGAGACAGGTGAAGCGCCGACGAAGACCTGCCCGGCCTGCGAGGCGGAAATTCCGCTGGCGGCCATGGAATGCCCGCTCTGCGGCGAGGTGTTCGCGCGCGACCCGGAGGAGCAAGGCGAAGGCCAGGATGCCATTCCGCTCTCGGGTTTCATCATGTCCGAGATCGATCTCCTGAAGCGTTCGAGCTTTGCATGGGTCGATCTCTTCGGCGATGACGCCGCGCTGATGGCCAATGGCTTCAATGCCTGGGGCGGGATCTTCTTCCTCGAGGGCCGCTGGCATTCTGTAGGCGGCGCGAAGGGTCGTGCGCCGCGGCTGCTGGGCGTTGGCGAGCGGACGGTCTGTCTTGCTCAGGCCGATGACTGGCTGAACGAATACGAGACCGACGAGAGCGCCTTCAAATCGAAGGGCTGGCTGAAGCAGGCGGCAACCGAAAAGCAGCTGCAATACCTGCCGCCCGAGTTCCGTCAGGACTATGGCCTGACCCGCTATCGCGCCTCGGCGCTGATGACCTTCGGCTTCAACAAGCGCGAAATCCGCCAGCTCGTCGGCCGCGCCAGCCCGGGTATCGGGAGGGCGGCGTGAACCATGCCGCGCATATTGCACCACTGCCTGAACCGTCGCGCCATTGGCACCCGCGCCTGCAACCCTGCGCCGTCTGCCTGCGTCCCGCGCAAGGCTTCGGCTTCTTCAATCCCGCCAAACCACGCCCCCGCAAGCATCGCTGGTTCTGCTCGATGTCCTGCCAGGCCTGGTTCGCGGCCCGCCATCGCAAAGGACTGACCATGCAGGGAATGACCGAGGAAGAGCGTGCGGCCATCGCGCTGGTGATGAAGCGTCTGGGCCAGACGATGGACCAGATCGGCTGGGACAAGCGGCTTCGCGATCTCACGGCGGCAGACGTCACCGCGCTGATCGAAGAGGTGCTGGAGGGCTACGGGGCCGAGATGTCGCGCATCGCGGCCACGGCGGAGGTGCCGTTCTGATGCTGGACTACAACCATCGCCCCGGCATTGCCGAACGCGTCAACGCTGCCATCGATGCCGCGCTGATCGCCGAGCGCGAGGCCACGCCACCCCGAACCTATCTCGGCGCATCCCGGCTGGGCCATGCCTGCGAACGGGCCCTGCAGTTCGAGTTTGCGGGCGCGCCCAAGGACGACGGTGCGGATTTCGGCGGTCAGACGCTGCGGATCTTCGTGATCGGCCACCAGCTCGAGGATCTGGCCATCCGCTGGCTGCGCGCGGCCGGGCTCGACCTCTACACCCGCAAGGGCAACCGCCCCGAGGGCGAGCAGTTCGGCTTTTCCGTCGCGGGTGGGCGCATCCGGGGCCACGTCGACGGGATCATCGCCGCGGCACCTGCGCCGCTAGGCATCGGCGTTCCAGCGCTCTGGGAATGCAAGACCATGAACGCCAAGAACTGGCGGGCCTGCGTCAAGGACGGGGTCGCCGTCGCGAAGCCGGTCTATGCCGCGCAGATGGCACTCTACCAGGCCTACATGGAGGGGACAGTCCCCGGCATCTCGGCCAATCCGGCGCTCTTCACCGCGATCAACAAGGACACGGCCGAACTGCACCACGAGTTGGTGCCGTTCGACGCAGATCTCGCGCAGCGCATGTCGGACCGGGGCGTGCGGATCCTCCAGGCGACAGATGCGGGCGAGCTGCTGCCCCGCATCGCTGCCAATCGCGACTTCTTCGAATGCCGGTTCTGCCCATGGGCTGCGCGCTGCTGGGGGCTACCCGGATGAGTGACGACAAGATCATCCACTTCAGCCCCTGGCAGGATTTCAACGACGCCCCGGCGGCCGAAGATCCATTTGGCGTGGAGCCTGACCCGGTCCAGATTGGGACGTTCCTCGATGTCGTGTTCGGCTGGTGCGAAGGCCAGATCCCGGTCCGAGGCTTTGTCGATATGGGGCAGGGCAAGGAGGGCCGGCCGCACAACGTCTGGATCGACGCTGACGCCACAGCACCGGGAAAGCTTGCGACATTTGCCAACTGGGCCTGGCGCGAAGGGGCCGCCGTCTATGTGATCCCCGGCACGGTAGCCGGGGCAGGGCAGGCCAAAGCCGCCGAAGTCCTGCAAATGCAGGCTCTGGTCGTCGACCTCGACGCGGGCGACATCCCCGCCAAGCTCGCCCATCTGCTGCGCCATCTGGGTCAACCCACCCTGATCATCGAGAGCGGCGGGCGAACGCCCGAAGGTGCCAGCAAGCTCCATGTCTGGTGGAAGATGACCGAACCCGCCGAGGGGGCGGCGCTGGCCAGTCTTTGCCGCCTGCGCGGCGAGATTGCCCTGAAGGTCGGCGGCGACACGCATTTTCGCTCTGCGCACCAGCCGATCAGGGTGGCAGGCACGGTCTATCACAAGCATGGCAACCAGCGCCTGGTGCAAATCCGCGAGCACCACTCCGTCGAGGTCGATCTCGACGAGTTCGCAGAGCGCGTGGCCGAAATGCCGCCGTTGCCGGGGGCCGGGATGGTCGCCAGCGGCAGTGTCACCCCGGACAAGCCCCGCGTCGACGATGTCTTGGTGACCCCGGTGCGCGAGGGCGGGCAGGACGACTGGTCCCGCTTCGAGGGGGCATCGGCCGCGATCGGCCATTTCATCCGCCTGGTCCACGAAGGCCGCATGTCGAAGGACGAGGGCTGGCAGGCGATCTGCGGCTACAACGCCGCGATGCTGCGGCCCTCCTGGCCGATCGAGCGCCTGCGGCGCGAATCCGAGCGGCTCTGGGATCTGCATGTCCAGAAGAACGGGCCGCCGCTGGTCCGCCTCGACAGCGCAGCCCCCGCACCCAGTGAAATGCCCACATTCACGCTCGGCGCGCTGCTGGATGATACCAGCCCGATGCCCGAGGACATCATCGCGCCCCGTGTGCTCACGCCGGGTGGCTTGCTGGTGCTGGGCGGTGCGCCGAAGGTCGGCAAGAGCGATCTGACGATCAGCTGGCTCGTGCATATGGCCGCCGGTCAGCCCTTCCTTGGCTTCACACCGCCGCGCCCGCTGCGGGTGTTCTACCTGCAGGCCGAGATCCAGTATCACTATCTGCGCGAACGGCTGGGCCAGATCGCGCTGCCCGCCCGGGTTCTGGCCGCCGCACGCGAGACCTTCGTGGCGACGCCCAAGCTGAAGCTGCTGCTCGACACCGAGGGCAGCATGCGGGTGGCGCGCGCCATCCAGGCGGCGTTTCCGGATGCGGGCCCGGACATCATCTGCATCGACCCGATCCGCAACCTCTTCGACGGCGGTCCGGCCAATTCACATGGGAGCAGTGGCGGCGAAAACGACAATACCGCCATGATGTTCTTCCTCAAGGACCGGGTCGAGGTGCTGCGGGATTACATCAACCCCGCCTGCGGGGTGATCCTGGTCCATCACACGCGAAAGCTGTCGAAGCAGCAGCTGAAGGACGATCCGTTCCTCGCCCTGTCGGGGGCCAGCGCGCTCCGGGGCTTCTATACCTCCGGCCTGATCCTGCACCGGCCGGATGAGGACGCACCGGAGCGCAAACTCGAGATCGAGCTCAGGAATGGCCCGGCGCTGCCCTCGAAGCTGATCGACAAGGTTGGCGGCCAGTGGGTCGAGATCAACCCGATGAACGAGCGTCTGGTCCGCGCCGAGGTTGGCGCGAAATACGACGCCGAGCGCGTTCGCAAGCAGGAGGTGATCCTCTCCATTTTGCTCGAGGAGGCGGCCGAGGGGCGGCTCTACACCGTCAACCAGTTCGCCGAGGTCTTCGAGAACAAGGGCGGTCTGGGCGGCAAGGATGCTATCCGCGACCGGATTGCCGTGCAGGCCACCAAGGGCGCCGTCAAGTTTGTCCGCAACGCGGCGCCCTATGGCCTTGGGCCCTCACGCTCGCGCTTCGGCTACCTCTGCGTCGAGGGGATGGTCATGCCCATGGGCGGCGAGGAGGTCGATCCGGAGACCGGCGAAGTTACGCCCGTCCGCGTCGCGGTGCTGCCGACCCATTACAAGTCGCCCCAGACCGGCGCGCTTCTCGAGGTCGAAAATCCGCATGTCTGGGTCTATCCCGAGGGGGATCGGCCATGATCGCACCCGCAGATCGCTTCGCGCGGAATTGCGCAGAAGCCAGTTTGAACCAGATTGGCCCCGCTGCCGAGACTGCCTCGCCATTCTCACGCAGGACCACGCAGGGTCCAGTTGTGACCAGTTTCGGCCCGCTTCCGAAACTGCCCATGCAGGATTGCGCGGATGCCGCAACGGCTACGCTGCAACCAGTTTCGGCAGGATCGACCGAAACCCACCTCCCGAAACTGGAATTCCCGGTTCCTGTCAGTGTCTTGATCGGTGTTCCAAGTTTAGGGGGTGAAACCACCCCCTACGGGGGTGGGGGAGAACGCCGCAGGCGGGTTCTCCCTCGCCCACCCCCAGGGGTTTCGCGCGCGTGGCCTGTCGCGGGTCCGATCACCCGATCCGACAACAGCAGTCCGCATCTTCCGCAGCATTCACCCGATGTCACCTTCCAACGAGCAGCCAACCAGAAGAGGAGACCACCCATGGCTGACCTGACACTCGCCACCCGACCCCATGTGGCCATCCCCGATCTGCCGATTTCCGTTCGGTCTGGCCGCACCCTGCTGGCCCTCGACCTTGGCACCACGACGGGATGGGCGATGCACGGCTTTGATGGGCTGATCACCAGCGGCACCGTCTCCTTTCGTCCCGGTCGCTTCGATGGCGGTGGCATGCGCTATCTGCGCTTCACCAACTGGCTAGGCGAGCTGGATCGTCTGTCCGGGCCCATCGCATCCATCTGGTTCGAAGAGGTCCGTCGCCACGCCGCAACCGACGCCGCCCATGTCTATGGCGGGCTGATGGCCACGCTGACCGCATGGGCGGAACTGCGGGGCGTGCCTTACGAGGGCGTCCCGGTCGGCACGATCAAGCGCTACGCCACCGGCAAGGGCAACGCCGACAAGGCGGCGATGATTGCCGCCGCCCGGGCAAGGGGCTTCAGTCCCGCCGATGACAACGAGGCTGATGCCATCGCGATCCTGTTCTGGGCGCTCGAGACCAAGGGGGGCCTACAATGACCGGGATGCGTTTCACGCCGAAAGGCTATGGCGGCCGTCGTCGGAACCCCGATGAGGTCAAGCGTGATGGCTGGCGCGAACAGCGCGTGTTGGCCGTCGCCCTCGACGATCACCGCCTGACTTGGCCCGAACGGGAACTGGTGCGCCAGCTTGGCGAGAAGCTTTATGGCCCGGCCGCGACCGGGCGGGAGGTACAGCGATGACCGTCTGGACCCCCGCGCTGGTCGAGGAACGGCTGGCCGAAGCCGCCTTCGTCCTGAAGCGTCTGCCCGAGCCCCGCAGGCAGGGTTACTTCAGCACCTGGCCTGCGGTCCTGCACAGCTTTGGTGACAAGGTCGGGCAGGAACCCAAACCGATGCGCGTGCTTCCCTCGCCGCAGGCGATCAGCCGGATGGAGGAAACGCTGACCTGGACCGCCTGCCTCGAGCCCGTGGACGGTCGCATCGTCTGGATGAAAGCCCACGGCGAGCGGTGGAAGGAGATCTGCTGGTCCGCGGGGCTGCACCGATCCGCCGCGCATCAGCACTGGCAATTCGGCCTCGCGGTGATCGCCCTCACCCTCAACAAGCGGCGGTTCAACCGCAACCTGTCGAAGCAGCGGGTGATCGAACTGGCCAGTGGCGCGTAGCCCTTCGTTCCAGATAGAAAATTGTCCGCCGGACAGTTTTCGAAGGGACAGAAAGCCCTCTCCCGGGCTAGAAAGTTGATATGCTCGGGAGAGGAGCGCGCGAGGCAGGAGGCAACTGGCTTCCGGTATCCAGCGAGAGTCCGGTCGGGGTCCAGCCCCGGCGAGTTGGCGGTTCCTTCCTGGCGATATTCGTATGCTGGCGGGCGAAGCGCGGCACATCGCCAGCGACAGGGCCGGATTTTTGGGAAGCCACCCGGAAGCCGGATCCATCTGACCTTACGCAAACACCAATGAACGCTGGCCCTTGGGCTGGATACCCCGGACGCAGCTGGACCCCGCGTGGAGTCCAGTGCGGCATCCGGTGTCCAGAATCCGGCCAGCATCCACCATCACATCGGAACCCACCCGACCATGACGTTGAGCTTCGCCCCCGAGCGGATCGAGACCTGGCCGCTGGCCAAGCTTCAGCCCTATGCCCGCAATGCGAAGGCGCATGGCGCGGATCAGGTCGCGAAGATCGCCGCCAGCATGGCGGAGTTCGGCTGGACCGTTCCCTGCCTCGTGGCCGAAGACGGCGAACTGATCGCGGGCCACGGGCGCGTGCTGGCGGCAAACCAGCTGGGGCTGAC